AAGAGTTTATCCTTGTCCTTTGTTTGGTTTTGTTTTTCTATCTCGTTTACAAATTGATTTCTTTGCCTTACCAACCTTTCGTTTACCGAATGTTTTTTTAATAGTTATTTCATTCTTTGCCATTCCAAAAGTTTATTTGTTCGTATTCATCTTGCATTAGTTTAGTATTATATAGAATGTTCCGATAAGACTACTTGTATAGCAGTCAAAAGTTGGAACTAAAGTTGTGTAAGTAATATAATTATATCTCATTTTTTTTCTTTTTAACTTCTTCTTTAGTTAGTCCGATGGCCCAACGTAACATATCTAGTAAACATTCTTTACAATTTGATAGTCCGATAGCTTGTTGCGGGAACTCTTCGTTGTAAACTTCAATAACTGGCTGTAATACATCCATTGAGTTTTGAAGATGCTCGTTGTTTGCTACCCACATTCTGAATAGTTCAACGTTTTCTTTAATGTGATTTAAGTTTTCTGTTTTCATTTTAATTGGTTTTTAAGTTTAACTCTTGCATTCTCGTAAGCTTTCTTTAAGCTACTCCGATTTATTTTAGTTCTTTGTTCCATTCTGTATAATGGTTCGATTTGAGCCATTACAAAAACTTCTATATCATGATCTTGATTAAGTAACCCATCAAATATACAATTTTTTATTCGTTCAATATTAATTTCATCAATAGGCAATAACTCCATTGGTTCTTCAGCAAAGTCCCGTATTTCGTAATTAGACATTTCGTGAAGGCTTGAAGTATTCCCATCAATGTGCTGGAGTGTTCGTGTTCGGTTTCTGAATAGATCCCTTAATCGATATAGTCCGAGAATATAAAGTTTACCATCTTTATTATATTTATCTATACTTTCAGGTTTTTCTGCTAATAACTTAAAATAAAGTTCGTGAAGCATATCTTCGGCCAGGTACCGACCATTGTAATACTTTTTACATATTCTTTTATAGTAAGAATAATAGTCCGCGAAGTGTTTATCGATTGTTGTTTTGATTGACAAATGTAATTATATTAAATTTATTTTGCAACTATCAATATTATTTTGTACTTTTGCAATATGAAAGATTTATTATCAGTTAGCGAGTTCGCAACCTTACATTCAGTAAGCCACCAAGCCATTTACTATAAAATAAAAACTAATCAAATAAAATATATTATGATTGGTAAAACAAAATTTATAGAGAAAACATCAAAATATAAACGCAGAGCAAAAAATAATTGTTTGATAATAAGTAAGTTACACAATTAACAAATATTTGTTAATAACTTCCTTTAATCATTTTGCAGATATTAAAAATAATGTTTATTTTTACAGAATATTAATAACTTAAAACAAAAAGAAATCATGAAAAAATTTAAAATTGAATTCCTTGATAGCGATAAATGTATTGCTTTCACAAAATTTACAAAGTGGGAAACCATTGAAGACTGTAGGCTTTATGCTTATGTAGTTATGATGAATAAAGTTAAAACAATACAAACCTTTAACATCACTGCTATATGAATATAGATATTAGAGCATCAAACGTTGTATATATTACAATCGGAGAATACACTTACTATATTGATGATAGTACAGGAGAACAAATAATTGAAGTTTATCCTACTCACGACTTTTAAACCCCTAAAAAAAACAAATCATGAAAATCGAAATCAAATCAACAAAAGAATTTATTGAGGTTGTAGATATCCAACTTCCTAAATTTAGAAAGTCTTTAGTTTTTTATTACAAAATCTTTAGCGAAGATAAATGTATAATGTTAGAAACTGGAACAACCCCCTCAATTAGTGTATGCCCTATATCAAGAGCTTATTATTCCGATACGATACAAGATTGCTCAGAAGCTGATTACATGGCTGTTTATCACGATACTTTAAAAACTATCCTAGATGAAAAACATGAGCTGTAATCAAGTTTGGTGCATGGCCCGATATTGTCATGCTGTTAATTGGTGGCAAAAGAATGGCAGCTTTAATAAAGAATTATACGAACGTTTCTTAGCTATCCGATATGCCGACTGAACCCTTTAGCAGTAAATCAATGATGTATATTGAACTTGACATAGACCAATTAAATAGATTACAAATGTTTAATAATCGCCTTAAATCACATATTGATAACTTACCTAAAAATTCAACTGGCAAACGTGCTAGATACTTTGAACAAGTAAAAGTAATGGAATTATTTATTGAACAAAACTTAAAAAAATTTATATGAAAAAAGAAATAGCAGAATCCTACGAGAAAATATTTAAACTAGAAAGTTTGATATTAGAACAAGCTGCTCAAGGACAAATAACATGCGGACTTGAAATGCAAATGAGAATAGAAACAAGCAATTATTTACGTTTAACCCATTCAATTTTAAAATATGATGTACGACTTAGACCCTGAAGATTACACCAGCGGAAGCTATAACCAATGCTGGCTAACTGAACATTGGTATCCAAATGAGTTATTAGTATTAGATATTAATTACCCTGAGCATCGTTACATATTTAAAGATGAAGCTATTCGATACGTTGAGCTTATATCTAAAGAGAATGATTTTACAGATGAGGAAAAACTAAACTACTTACTTGACATTTTAGAACAAAAAATATAAACCAATAAACCCAAATAAATCATGAGTAAAATTATCGCAGCATCAATCGACTTAACTAAACTAGATAAGTCAAGAATTAAACCAGGTAAAAATGGAGCTGAGTATTATGATATCAGTATCATTTTGAACGACCAACCTAACCAGTATGGACAAGACACCTCCATAACTACAGGACAAACCAAAGAAGAACGAGCTGCCAAAGTAAAAGCAAGCTACATCGGTAACGGAAAAACCGTATACGATTCAAACAACACACCATTCTAAAACCCCAAAAAGAAATCATGAAAACCCCAAACCTCAATTCAAAGTTATTACAATTTCAATCTAAAGTAAATGCTATTAAGAAGGATGGTAAAAATCCACACTTTAAAAGCTCATATACTACTTTAAACGACATCTTAGCAGAAGTTAAGCCATTGCTATCAGAACTTGGTTTAATCATTCTACAGCCAATTAATCATGATCTAGTTACAACTGTTATTACTTGTGCCGAAACAGGAGAATCAGTTAGTAGTTCGATAAGTATGCCTAGCGGTTTAAACCCTCAACAACTTGGTTCTGCTGTTACTTACTTTCGTAGATATAACATTAGTTCGTTATTAGCTTTAGAATCAACTGATGATGATGGGAACGATGCAAGTGTAAAACCTAAGCAAGAAAGTAAACCAATGCTAACTCCCGAAACTTTAAAGAAAATGATTACTGCCATACAGGAAGGTAAGTCCGATAAAGTTAAAGAAGCAATGGAGAACTATACTATTAGCGGTCCACAATCAAACGTTCTTAAACTAGCTTTAATAAATGTTTAACGATTTAAAATTCAGAGCATCGGCTATTGGTCAAATCATGACTAATGGCAGAGCCAAAAACGAGATGGGTGAGACCTGTAAATCGTATTTAAAAAATCTATTCATTGAAAAAACTTATGGTATAAGAAAGGAATTTACTAATAAATATGTTGAGAAGGGATTAGAAGTTGAGGACATTGCAATTAGTACCTATTCAGTTTTTAAAGGTGGTTTTTACACAAAGAACGAACAATGGTATTCAAATGAGTTTTTAAGTGGTACTCCCGACATCGTATCGGACAATGTAATTGATATAAAAAGTAGCTGGGACATTTATACGTTTCCACATTTTGAAACCGAGATACCGACTAAAGGTTATTTTTACCAGTTGCAAGCTTATATGGAATTAACAGGATTAGAAGATGCTTGTTTAGCTTATGTATTAATTGACACCCCTACCCAACTTGTTGAGGATGAAAAAAGAAGGTTAAGTTGGAAGATGGGAATGATTGATAGTGAAAACCCTGAGTACTTATTAGCTGTAGAAGAAATTGAACGCAACCACAGTTACAGTCATATTCCGATAGCCAAACGTATAAAGGAATTTCACATCAAAAAAGATAACCAGGTTATTGAATCCATGTATGCGAGAATAAAAGAATGTAGAACTTATCTAAATAGTTTATAAATGAAAATTAAACTTAAACAATGTAAGCAATGTGGCGAAATGTATAAACCATTCAATACCTTGCAAGTTGTTTGTTCGGCTATCTGCTCAATGGAATTTAACTCAGAAAAGGAAGTGAATAAGAGAGTTAAGCAAATGAAAGTAGATAGCCAAAGTTTAATCCAGTTGCGAAATTTAGCAAGAGTAAGTTTTCAAATATATATTAGACAAAGAGACAAAGACCTACCTTGTATTAGTTGTAATAAGTCCGATGCTAAATGGGATGCTGGTCATTATTTAAAAGCTGAAATTTATACTAAACTAATATTTAACGAAGATAATGTTCACAAACAATGTTCTTATTGCAACCTACAATTAGCAGGTAATCTTATCGAATATCGCAAAGGATTAGTAAAGAGAATAGGAATAAATAGAGTTGAGGATTTGGAAGATATGGCTGATTTGTCACGATCTTATAAATTTACAAAGGAGGAATTAATTACCTTAGCAAAAAATTATAAACTAAAAATAAAAAAATAATGAAAAATTCTTTTGTAAGTAATTTAATTAAATCTTATCTAACTAAGTTCCCAAAGCTTCCATCTTTAACTTTGGCTAAAAAAATCTATGCAGAAAATACCAAACAGTTTGCAGATATTGATGTTGTTAGAAGTTCGATAAGATATTATCGTGGTAAAAAAGGCGAAAAACCTAAATCACAATTAGGTACTAAAGAGTTCTTAGATCAAGAAATTGAGTTTGTAATGCCTGAATCCTATGCAGAAACTTTTGAACCTTACGAGATTAGTCAGTCAAGAACCTTAATCATATCGGATTTACATATACCTTACCAGGATAACGATTCAATTCAGAAAGCAATAAATTATGGTAAAGAGAAAAAAGTAAATTGTATTTTAATCAATGGTGATGTTTTAGACTTTGCTGGTATATCGAGACATGAGAAGGACTGGAGACAAAGACAAGTTCATCAAGAGTTTGAAGCTGCACGTATATTTTTGAGTTCGCTACGTGAACACTTCCCAAAAGCTAAAATAGTTTTTAAGTTAGGCAATCACGATGAACGCTGGGAGAAATGGTTATTTTTAAAAGCACCCGAAATATTTGATGATCCTGAGTTTAAATTAGAAAATAGATTAAAATTAGGCGAATTAAAGATTGAAATAGTAAAAGAAAAAAGACCTATTCGTATTGGTAAATTAACTGTATTACATGGACATGAATTATTTGGTGGAAGCGGTGGAGTTAATCCAGCTCGAGGTACGTTTTTAAAAACTTTAGAGAATGTAGTTGTTGGTCACTACCATAAAACAAGTTCTAATACTGAAGCTTCTATGTATGGGGATGTATTCAGCGTTCACTCCGTTGGTTGTTTGTGCGGTAAAACTCCTTACTATATGCCCATCAATAAATGGAATACTGGCTTCGCCTATTGCGAATTAGAAATTAAAACAGGCAATTATACTTTTTACAATTTAAAAATTATTAACGGAAAAATATATTAAAACCTAATTTTAACACATCATTAAAACCTAATTTAAACACTAACTTATGACAGGATTAAGACACGCCCTCAAAGAATACTTTATGGTTCATCAGATAAAAGGTAGTAACCCGATATTAGCATTCGATAACTTAAAACAACAATATGTGGTTTTTTGGTACTTCAAAAAAAATACTATTATAAATTTAGGATATGAAATAATTTTATAGTATATTTGCAATAGTTATGGTTTGTGCGAGCCTTTTAATAACTACTTATTTAGCCTATTGCTGGCGGAGCGCACACTCCAAAAGCATTAGGCTTTTTTAATTTAATTATGGCTAAACTAGGTTATACATGGTACCCAAAAGACTGGGGCAATTCAGATAGTGTTTTCGAATTATCTTTAAGTGAACGTGGATTATATAGAGAATTTATTGATTTCGCAATGTTAAATGATAATAAAACCGAAATAAAAAAAGATGTTTGGCTTCGTAAATTTTCAGTTTCGATAAATGAATTAAATTTGATTTTAGATAAACTATTGCTCTTAAATCTTATTGAAATTAAAGAAAATATTTTATTCATTCCAAGTTGCGAAAGTCGTTTAAACTTAGTACGTGGAGGTAGTATTGGAGGAAAAAAAAGTAAGCCTATACCGAAGCCTATACCGAAGCCTATAGCGAAGCCTATACCGAAGCAAAGAGAAATAGAAAGAGAAATAGAAAGAGAAATAGAAAATAAAGTAAATATAAATTCAATACAAAGTTATTTTAAAGAATTACCAACCTCAACTAATTTTGAATTAATTGCTATTGCTTTAAATATTCCAAAAGATAAATTAACTTTAAAAATTGCAGACTTTAAAAAAACTTCTAAAATTGATTATCTTAACTTTAACGAATTTTGCAACCACTTTAAGAACTGGGCCAATAAAAATAATTCAAGTAACCTAAAATTAAAAACAAGCTTCAAATGATTCCAGCAAATACAAAATTAGAAGGACAATTTCTCGGAGGATTATTAATTAATTCAAGTGAATTTAAGTACATCCAGGAACTATTTCACGAAGAGTTGTTTTACGATGAAAAAAACCAATTAATTGCAAAAGCTATTTTAAGCTTAAATAACGCATCTAAAACTATTGACCTTATAAATGTATCAAACGAGTTAGAAAGTACGCTTAAAATTAATCCTATTAGCTTTTACGACCTATCCTTGCTTACTAATGATGCTATCCTAAATAGGTTCGATGAGAAAATACTAATTTTAAGTGAGTTTTACATTAAAAGAAAAATGATGTTTAAGCTAAATGAACTGTTAGAAAAAACCCAAGAATCAACATCAGATGTTTTTGAACTTTTAGCCGATAACGAAAAGAACACAAATGAGATATTTAATAAGATTTCTATTAGCAAAACTTTTACCGCTTTGGATTGTGCTATTGAAATGGACCAGCACTTAGATAAAATTGATAAGTTAACAGATGGCGAGTTAATAGGTTGTGATACTGGTTTTAGTGAACTTAATAAACTTACTTCAGGATGGCAAAATAGTGATTTAATTATATTAGCAGCAAGACCTGGAATGGGCAAAACTT